GTGCTATTGACATGTGTTGGGGGCCGGTGAAGACTTGGCCCAAATTCTTCCTTCACCCCCTTGAAGGGTGTTTTTACATATGGTGTACGCGCGTTACTAGTCAGGTGCTGTCCATCCTTCAGAACAGTACCCAAGTAAGTGATGACTGCTTTCTCCTTAAGCCCATCATCACGCATATAAAGAGGGGATTCCTCCACCAATGTAAACGGAGTATTGTATGTATCCACTTTGAGCTCGCCAAGCGAGTGAGTCATGAGAAAGTTGGACTGACTTTCTAATTCGTGCAGCGCACCCATGATTAGTGGGCGCGTAAGACAATTTGCATATCCAACGGTACTTCCGGTATTGAAACCTGCTACATGGAAGCCGTAGATAATCCCTTTCTCTGCGTCCACATAAGGTGAACCACAAAGACCAGGAAACGAATTAAACTCAAGATCTCCCTTGAAACTTTGTTTGAGGCTATAGTACTTTGCACTCCGGAACCAAGTAGCTGGATCCGATTCGTATTTAATAACCTCCGGAGAGGGACGAATAGCTTGTCGGGATAAGACAGTTCTTCCTTGATGTGTTTTATGCACCAAGACAGTCGAGCGTCCATAGAACTGCGGCTGTGTCTCTGGAAAGAAATCCACCAGAGATGAAGAAGAGGGGGCAGACGGAAGGTGCACCAGAGCAAAATCACTCTCTGGTCTGCGAATCACCATATTCCCTGTCACTTTTTGATCCTTCGTACGTGCGCATGGTTCACTAGGATCAGAAGTTGTCTCAATAGAAAACGTACCATCTGGGATGGCATGGTCAGGTACCATAATAACATTTCCTGAGACAAAGACACCATTAACCGATTGAATCTTTTTCCCATCCTGAGAAATCGTGACAACACGAAGGGTTCGCTGCAAATGCATTTGCAAATCCTTAGACGTGGTTGTCGATGATTTTTGGGAAATAATCGGTGTGTGTCTGGAGAATCCTTCCTTATAATCGCGAGCATCGTTCTTCGCAATCTGAGTAAGGCGGTTTTCCTCCTCCTTTCTGAAAGCCTTATGAGAGCTATCAAGAAAGGAACTCATATCCTGGGCCTTAGGCCTCGAATATTGTCGGACGGCTTGGATAGCTTTGTACAACACAAAAATGCTAAAACCAAAACCGAACAACTTCAGGGAGTTTTCCTGAACAGATTCATAGAGAGTGCGGGTAACACTCGAGAGTTGATCACATCGGGACTGAATCTTACGATCCACGATGCGTCGCAAACGGAGTACTGAGAATGCCACATAGGCTATCAAACACGGTAGAAGAGTCAAAAGAAACGGACTCAATTCGCACAGTGTCAACAATATACTAGTGACAAGAATTAGCAATGGCGCAAGAAATATTTGTCCCCGGTGATCCCAAAGGAGCTTCTTGAACCATAAGTTCGCAACTACACCACGAGTGTTCAATATAATCTCAGACCCCATGCCGGTAAAACTTGCATGGGGGAGATCGAACACAAACAAAGATCTCAACTGGATAAGGTGCTCAGTGGACAGGCGGTCAAAAATACCACCAACATGAGCCTCCAATTTTGTGTCATCGCAACATCTGCAGATCCCCGAAGGAATACCGCAATCGTGACACATACCAGCCTTTAGATTTTGCTGTAGCATGTTGAACTTTTTCTCTTGCT